CTCACTACGAAGTCAGCAGTAAATCCAGTAATCAAACCTACTAACACAATTCCTGCGTCAGATAAGCCTTCTACTACTTGGACTTGAGCCAGAGCCAGAGCAGCGAAAACAGCAACGATTAGTGATCCTGCGAGTAATCTTACAGAATAAGATTCTCCATCAGAATGTAGCCATCCTCTTAATGTGTTCAGACCTGCTCCTACTGCTGCAGCAATAGCGACAAGTATTAATGCTTCTACCATAGCAATCAAACTAATACCTTGTATTTAAGCATTTATAGAATATTAGATAGTTGCACGAATGCCACTATAAATCTAGTCGTATAGTCTTGATCGTATTATCATCGACTTTTTCTTCAATCTTCTTAAGTTCTTTTCTAATGTATCTTTCAAATTCTGTTTCTCCTAATGATTCCCACTCGGTCATTTTAATCCCTTATAGGAATAAGTGCTTTGGCCTTTATTAAAGATAACACAACATTTGGGTCTGCCATTATTAAGTCTATGAATTCCTCGTCTCCTTTTGCTATACCGTCAAAACTTCCACAGTTATAACATACCCATACTTCATGTGTACCGTCTGAATATCCGTATTTCTTCTTGTTACATTTACACATCTTTACCATAATAAAACATAGAAGAGTTTATATTTAAGTATATCTGATTATAAACATGGCGACTGCAATATATGTTTATACTAATAAAAAAGACTATGATAAGATATATAGAGGAAAGAATGATGCATGGACATACCAAACACCTATATTGGACTTTTTCATCAAACCAACGGAGGGATATGAAGTAGAGGATTCAATATTGTCAAATAGACTTTGGGTTATAACAAACACAACAAAGATAAAAGAACGCCCTGATACATCAAGAACCATAGTACATTTTACAAATGGAACTGCGTTTGACTATCTGAGAGGTGATGAACTACTTGTAGAGAAAGAAAAACTATCTTACAACCCAAAAAATAATCAATTGGAGTTCTACCCAAGAAGATTTAGACAACCGTTAATGAGTTTAAGAGTGGACAAGGTTGTGGGTGGAAAACCTAATGGTAAAAAAATAATTGATTTTAAACATAAATATTATGATATAGCACACAACAGAATAAATTTGTTCATATAATGGTTTCTAGTTTTATATTCAGGGCAGCAGGATTTAACGAAATAATAGAACTGTTAAAAGAAACTAATGTTAGATTAAAAAACCTAGAGGTGTTGTTAGAATTCACCTTATCTCCACCAGATTTAGCTAAATATAAAAAAGGAATGAAACTTGATGATGTACCTAGAAAAAAGATTAACCATCAAGATTAGCAAGTTTTTTATATTGTGATTTTGTGTCTAATAACTCCTTTACAATTTCTTCCCATTCAGTCTTGAGTTCAGGATGGGTTTTTGATATTGTGTCTTCTTGTAATTTTGCAAGAATAATAATGGTCTTTTCTATACGATAAGACCTCTTGTTCAATTCTTCCACATTTTTTTGTATTTGTTCTAGACAGTCCTGCCTCTTTTTAAATCGGCTTACAAAGCTTGCTGCCAGACCAGACAAAAATATACCTATGACTATAAGTACAACTTCATAGCCAAAGTTTGGAAATATTTCTTCTACCATACATAGACGTAAATTTCTTTATATTTAAGTTATCTTTTATTTCCTAGATTTCCACCGAATATTGCCTTCCAATCTTTTCCGTTCTTCTTCTTCATACGTTTCCAGAATGGATCTGTATTCATAAATCCACCAGCTTTGTTATATTCTTTTGTAACATTTGCAATCTTTCTATGACATTTATGACAGAATCTTGCATTTATCTCTTCTAAGTTAAATCTATAATCACCACAGAAGTAACATAGTCCGTAGAACTTATCGCTGATTTTTGCTAGTAATGGTTCCCTACCACGCTTACCAGCACACTCACCACATATCATAACGATAGTAGCAGCAGCAGCATCCTTTTTAAAACAGTTTATACATATAGCTTCTTTGTAATGATTTACATGGGTGTATTCGTCTTTCTGGTGTTTATCCCATAACTTCTTACCTATATCCTGACCACCAGTATCAACATTAAGTTTTGTTGCCATTACTTTTCTGCTGCCACCACTTTCTTTAATGCGTCTTGTAGTATTAGATATACATTATTTGTAGCATAATCGTTAGTAGATACCTTTCTACTTACTTTCTTTATCTCATCTATAGTATCATCTATTGCTTTATAATCTGCGTTGTATACATTAGTTACTCTCTTAGACTTTATTTCCTCTATCTGTTCGTCTATTCTATCAGTATATCTTATTTTATACTTTGCCTTTACTTTTATTGTTGCTGATGTCTTTTCTCCTTTAGTTTTCTTCTTCATTTTCCCACCCCCTCATAGATTCAAATTCTGACTTTACAATTTCTCTTGCCTGTCTTACTGTCATAAATCCGTTTTTTCTTAGCATTTCAGTGGTCTTTTTCTTTGTCCAACCGAAATCAACTGCATCTTGTAACGTTCTTTTTACACTTTCAAAGTTAACTGGTGTTATACCATCAGGATAGTTTTTTCTACTCATTGAAGTTCCATGACCACTTGCTGGGTGCCCACCTGCAACACCCCCTACTTTAGACGGTAGTTTATGTTGTGGTTCTCCTTCGAATCTTTGTGTTTCTTCTTTTGGTGCAGCAGTACTTCTACCACGTCCACCTGGCTTAATTCCTTCTGGATTTTCATCAAGCCTTCCAGTTAGGCCTACCATGTCGGCAGTTGTTACAACTGGGTCCTTTGAAACTTTGAATTCACCTGTATGTGTTCTAGCAATCTCAAATCCTAATCCTTGCAATGATTTCATGTTTTCTATCTCTACTCCTTGTATCTGCAAGTCTCTTAACCTATCTGTTTCTTCTCCAGACTTTAATCTTAACTCCCAATCAAAAACACCGTTAATGGCTGCCAACTTTATTAAAAATGATTTTAATAGAATGTCTTGCCCCCATTTGATTGCTCTGTTTGTAATTGTAACTTGCAAACCTTCCTGTGACCAACCAGTTGGTAGTTCACCGAAATATAATGGAAGTACTCCATATATTGCACCGATAATCATTCTTAACTCTTTTCTTATAGCAATAAATTCTAATTCTTTAAGTGAACCAGTAAAGTCTAGCCACTGTGCCATGTTCTTACCACCTGGCTTGTCAGATTCAACCAACAGTGGGTGTATCATATACGGATCTTCTGTAGCCTTTTGTTCTAATGCATCCCAAGATTTTCTGAATGTTTCATAATTACGTGAAGCAATTACCAACATACCTCTTGGTGGTCGCATCTTATCAAAGTATTTTCTAATGTACTCGTCCATATGTGACAAGGACATTATCTTTGACCATACTGCATAGATTGGAGAATAACCGTAAAGTAGTCCTGGTCTGTATTTACCTGCCCTCCAAATTACCTCACCCTCTCCGTAGATAACTCTCTTTGGTTGAGGTATACCTATAGAATAAACTGAGTTAACTTCAACTACTGCCTTCAATGCTTTTGTACCACATACATCACATCTGTCTCCTGTAAGTCTTTTTGCTCTATGTTCAAACTTTGGACATACAAAAACTGGATTGTGTTTATCGTCATAACCTACCCTACCATCACTATCTGCTATCATAGCTACCTGTGGTGGATCTATTCTTAACAATTCTTTAATCTCTGATTTTTCTGGATCTATTTCACCTGTAGCATCATCAATCCAATAATTCTTTAACACTAACAAATATGCGTTGTCTGCAATTTCTAAATCTCTTTCTAACATTCTTACTATATCTTCCAATGACTGTTGGTTTGCATTCACTGGATTATTCAATGTGTTTTCTAATATCTTTCTGTTTTCTGGTGAAGGTCTTAGTAACTCTGTACTTCCACATGTATCACATTGTAATGGTTGATCATCTTGTGGTCTTTCATTTCCCTGTCTAACGGGAAACTGTGGTTGTTTTGTACTAAGAGTCAGAGATTTTGATGATGTTGTAGAACCAACTATTTTTTCATTATCCTCATTTGTGGAGTTTGGCTGCTCGTCTCGTATATCTCCTGCTAATGGGGCATATTGAAATTCCTTTGAACAGTTGGAACATTTAAATTTCCATTTCTCTACTATCTCAAATCCATTCTTAAACATTTCACGGTTAATGGTTTCTATTGGTATTCTAATAGCATCCACATTATCTGCAAGCTCATAGATCATTATGAGTGGAAACGGAAATATTGGTAGTTTTGCACCAGTATCTGTTGCCATATAAGGCTGTGCAATACTTGGTCTTACAGTTGATTCTGTAAAGGATTTACTTCTAAAACTAAATATACCTTTTACCCTATCTACAATACCCATGATATGTCATATAATTTACGGTATATAAACTTTGTTAAAGAATTGTTACGTTTTTGTAACTAGCCACCATGCTGTGTGCATACAATGTCTCTAACATCTATAGTGCAAGAACAATTCTTTTTAGGTTTTTCTTCTGCTTCTTCTGATGATCTTCCAAATCCCATATCTTTATAAGATATATGTTGAATATAAAGATGTGGGTAGTGTGAGTATGCACGCCTTAGTAGACTAATACGAACGGGAAGACTGGATTTACTACCCAGCCCACAATCTTTATACGGTTTAAACATAAAATTAAGTATGGTGGAATTAGAAACAGAAGACTTTAGCGAGTTGATAGATTGGTTTACATTAGCTTTCGGTAAGAAAAAAACTGAAAATATATCACAAAAATCTAAAAAAACATTCTGGAAACTAAGTTTTCTACTGGAAGATAAACTAAAAGAACTAGAGGACATGAAAGACAATGATGAGTAATCCATTTGTTCTGGGTGCTATTTTCACTTTATCTATATGGGTTTTCTACGTAACATTTATAAATTAGTAGTATCTAAACAAAACATGGACTATGATAAGTTTGGTATATTAATAACAATACTTATAGTAGGATCTATGTTTGGCTATGTGGCAATAACAGACAATTGGGTTCCTGGAATATCAAGCCTAATTCCAGAACAAGTTATACCAGAAGTAGTTGAATCTGAAGAAAGATTAGATAATGCTTATTATGAATGGTGTTATAAAATGAAAATAGAGTGTTAATATGACTACACATTGCATAGTTATGGATAATGATGTGAAGTTTGATTCTGACATTGACCAAGATTTTGCAACAAGTGTAATAAACGAATGGAGACATAAATGGCAACCCAAAAGATACAAGGACAAGAGAGGCAGGCCTAGAGAGTTTGGTTATGTAACATACAAAGTTATAAACGAATCACAACATTTTCCAGATGATAAGTTTGAAGATAAGGCTTTAACAATAGCACTAAGGCAGTGGGGGTTTAGAACAAGAGAGATTAGATTTAAAAGAATATATACAGACAAGACAGCAGATATAGAGATGAGATTTTTAAAGAAAGAAGATGACAAATTGTTTAGAGATAAGCCAGGAACTCTTGCTTATGCATATTTTCCCAACGGCTCAAAGATTGGGGGAGATATAACATTCAATGATAGTGTAATATGGTCTACAAACGGCAAGCCAGTAAACGCACATGATGTATTTCCAGAACAATACCCAGCTAACACTAAAACCAAACTTCGTACTTATAACATGATACATACGTTGCTTCACGAGTGTGGCCACGCCATCGGACTTAAACATTGTCCAGACCACAAAACTTGCATAATGTGGCCGTACTACAACGGGAGGGTGGTTCTTCACGATCACGATGTTGAACGTATACAAAACATTTACGGCAAACGTAAATTTAAATCGTACCTCCTCGACTACTTTCGCAAACGCATGCTACGCAAGTGGGGTTGACGCGAAGCGTCACGAAAAATTTGGGAAGATTTATATAAGTGGTTGGTGTAAGAATGATGAGCAATGTGAAAGTAAAATTTGATTGTCAAGACTGTGGTTGGAAGTATAATGGTGATATGCAACATCTATACGTTGCGTTAAAACACAAGGACAAACATGAGGAAGAGTTATATCTACAGGAGGATCTTTATGGTTAGCAATTGGTTTCTGTACATAGGAGTGTTTCTCGTCGCCTCTGGTTTTGGCCTGTATGTAGGAATAATTTTCGTCGCTGTTTGGCTAGTAGGTTGTATATGTGATAGTAATAAGAAAAGGGAACCAGACGTACATAATCACTATAGTTTTGAAGGGGATAAAATTGTGAATATAAAAGCAAAACAGGGAAGTAAAAAATACGTATTTGACGGCCAAATAGGTGATTGGAGATAATTAAAGGTTTAGTAAGAACTAAAATATGTGACAGATGTCTGGATATAATGAAAGAGATACAGCCATGTCATGTCAAATGTTTTAACTGTGGAGCAGAAATGGATTGTTCGGATAAGGGATTCATATGGTAATATCTAATAATCAAATAGCCAAAGTCATCTGCGTAGCCTGCCAAGAGCCAATCGGGGGGCACAGCAAGAGACAGTTGTGGAGATGTTTGTTCAGAATCCAAGGAACCATAGTTGGAGCCAAAATAGAGAATAAGTTACCCACTGAAGACAAATCGAAGTTAAAAGTTAATGCTAGGCATTGATAGAGTTCGAGACCAAGGTTCTTCGTGTACTAGACGGAGACACGGTTGATGTTCTCATTTCGTTCCCATTCGGCATCTCTGTAAGCAAGAGGGTTCGAATGTACGGAATCAACGCCCCCGAAACTCGTACACGTAATAAGGAAGAGAAGGCCAAGGGGAAGGCAGCAAAAAAACGGTTGGCCGAGCTGTTAATGAAGGCCAACATGAAGTGTGTTATGAAGTATTATGGTGATGGTAAGTTTGGTCGTCCTCTAGGTGAGTTATTTGTTAATGGTGTTAATTTAAACCAGTTGCTTGTTAAAGAGGGCCATGCAGTTCCCTACTTTGGTGGAAAGAGATAACTGTTGTATGTATTACATATGTCATACGTATGTCATACAATCCCCCCGTTTGTACTAGTCTGTATCTGAGAAAGGCTCAAAATTAGGTTTTTCGCTATACGCACTTGGCGTAAGGCCTGGCCGGGTGATACTGTGTGGAAATACTCCTACAAATAATAGGGGGAAAGATGGGTATTACCCCTTATAATAGTTGTAATGGTGTTAAAAAGTAGGGTTTATAACATCTATAATCTAAGGGTTGATAATAACTATGAAATACATCACCACGACAACAAAAGACTTCAAAGGAATAGAGATGGTTTTAAAAAAGACAAAACAAAGCTATGACTTTTTTATTATTCCAAAACTCAGCGACTCACATTTAGAGTATATTGAAGGCAATAATTACCCTTCAATAGTATCTGATACATTAAACGCATTCATTATTGAAGCTAGAAATTATGCTTTAGCAATGAAGACACAAAAATTATTTAATGTTTGTGAAACAATGAGAAATGATAACAAATATGGTAAAGTAAACGCTGTTACTTTATTTGTTAAAAATGTCAATGCAACAAAAAAATTAATCCATTCATTAGGAATGACATATAAAACCGAGATAGATTAAGATGGAAAATAAAATTTTAATCTTAAAAATCAATGGTTATTATCATGCAGTTGATGAAATGGATTATAAACCTATTAAAATTGAAGGTGTTATTATTAATCCTTCAATTGCAGGTAAAAAACTATACTCTAAGATACATACAATTAGCATGATTCAATCAAGTGATGAAAAATTTATACAAGATGATTATTTGTGTAAAGTTTATCAATTGATTAAGAAATCAGGTAATTGGAAATATCTAAAAACAATTCCATTGAAGCAAGTAATAAAAACCAACGAAAGATTAAGAGTTTCTAGGCAACACCATGTCAAAAGAAATTCTAAATCTTCTTTTTTTGTAAACAAATTTAATTCTAAAAAAATAAAGGAGGTGATTTAATGAAGCAAACAGAATTTATAACAATAGTAAAACAGATAAGAAGCAATCAAGCAAACTATCAAACAGTAGTATTAAGGGCATTGATTGATAAACCAATTAATGACATTGATAATTTATGTATTGAATTATCTAAAGCCAACAATAATAAGAATCCAAAATTCTTTAAGTCATGCCCCGTTTGGAAAGTCTTATCTAAAAAGCAATTGATTAACATCATAGATGGTAAGTATAAAAAAATAATACTACTAAACTGTGAAGTTAGCAATGAAGCTGAGATACTAAGAGAGATTAACAAACTCTCTTAATCTCACCCCCAGCCACAGACCTAGGGCTTGGGAGTGGAGGCTAGGCACAACAGCAGAAAAAATGCTGAAGTAGTTCAGAACTGATAGAATAGATAGATATATATATGGTATCAATCTAAGAGTAAGCATGAATAAAACATGCAACCAATGTGGAAACAAGTGTTCAAACATTTGGAACAATGGTGAAGCCATTCAAATGAGAACATTTCCCAACCCTCCATGCTCATCATGCTGGATATTATTAAAGCAAGAGTGATGAGCAGACCAGCCCGAGAGGGCTGGTGGTTAGACCAGATCTAAGTATATTATATTAAGTATAAGTATAGATAAGTATATTCTAAGTATAGTATAAGTATCCGTACACGACGACCAGCTATATAAGCATTACTATTATATATATCTTTATGTGCATAGAGGCTAGGTCGATTTAAATGACATTGCAACAAATAATACGGGGAACGGTAGTATTCAACCACACCAGTAGTATTATA